CGATGCACCCGGGTCCACCTCGGGAAATGCTTCCCGCAACGCGGCTTCATTCGAAGCAACCGGTTCACTCATGTTCATCTGGTTCCCTTAAAATTTCGTCAAGTATATCCAGAGCTTTCTCAAGCCCTTGATACTGGCCCACGAGGCGTTGGTACGACTCGAAGTTAACCGCGTGGCCCTCAACGAGTGAATGTGAAATACGATTTTGTTCGGCCTTCACCATTCCGATGAAGTCCGAATACGATCGTACGGCCATACTACTTGGACTTCACACGGGCAAGAGCACCCGAGGAAGCATTGCCACGAGTATTCGAGGACGACTTCTGCCCTTGACTACCCTTGGACTGCAGCGAGGTGCCATCAAGCTTAGCACCCATGGCGAGGCGGGCCTTCATACGAACCATCTCGCTCATTTGTTCCTGATCAGACGTTGCCATTTTCAGCACTCCTTAGATTTTCAGTTGCGCCCTGAAGGGCGGTTAATGCAGCTTGCTGCTGCTCCTGCTGCAGAGCGACGGTGTCACGCGTAATCTCCGCAGTCTTGATTCGTTCATCGGTGAGGTTGTCGGCAGCATTCAGCGCGATCTTGATCTGCTGCTCCCGGTTCGCACGCAACGCCTCCTGGGTCATCCGCTCTTTTTCGAGCGCCAGATCAGCCTTGTCCTTCTCAGCGCGCCGCTTCGTCTCGGCCATCGACGTCTCCAGAATCACCCGATCGCCACCGTCCATCGGGGGCTTGGGTGCGAACTGCTGCATCACCTTCTGGATCTGCTGGATGGCGGGCATAACCTTGGCGAAAGACTCCTGCACGTCAAGCATCGTGTGCTGCGAAGCCAACGCGAAGAGCTTGTCGACGTCGCCCGTGATGCCGGCGATGTGGTAATCCTTCACCTTGCCCCCGAGCGACTCTTCCACGTACCCGTTCATGTGGTTCATGTACCAGAGCATCAGGTGCTGCTTGAGGTGCTCCAGCGCCATCGGCAGATAGGTCGGTGCAATGATCGGGTTACTGCCCAGCATCGGATTTAGCGCGTAGTCCAAGTGCGCCTGGATGTGTGCCAATTGGTTCTGATGCGGGTACGCATAGGCGGCACGACCAATCGACATCGCGGCATTCTCCTCCGCTGCATTAATCTCCATGGGTTCTGCCACCGCCGGCATAAGCTCGGTGATGTTGGGGATCTTCATCTGCTTGAGCGCCCGGTACACCACCGCCCGCTGGTCGAACAGCTGCGGGTACTCCTTCATGTACGCCATGACCGCCTGATTCTGGGCCATGCGTTGCGTCTCGGAGAAGATGTGAGGGTCGGACACCGGGATCACATCGGTCGAGCGGTTGAAGTCCTCACGACGGATTTCGAGATTCGTCGGTACCTCGGGGTTCAGCATGTCCTCGATGTACCAGCGGTTAATCCGCTGCAGGATCATGAGCGTCTTGCGCTGCGACTCGTGCAAGCGAGCGTGAATCGCGGAGAAAACGGCGGCGCCCTGTTCAATCAGCGCCTGGGTCGTGCCTACAGGTGCCGTGGACTTGATGTCTGCAATCTTCTCCTCCGACGTGGTCACCACGCCTTTTGCGGCACTCGTCAGCCACCCAAGCAGCTTGAATAGCGTTTCGCTCGGCGGGTTGAAGGGCATGGGCATCGCGATCTTGCGAATGTCGTCTACACCCGGTGCACCCTCGATCTCAGTCACCTGAGTGACGTCAACCGACTGGCTCTGGCCCGAAATCTTCGCGCCTTTGAGCTTCAGCATCGTGGCCGAATTGTTGATGTGCGCAGTATCAAGCAGCGCACGCAACGAGCCGGTGAGCGCAGCAGACAGGCCACCGATCAGGTGCGGCAGGCCGATCGCATAAGCACCACGCCAGGGGATGAACTTCCACTCAATGACCCAATCGAGCTTGGTCATCGTCGGGTCGCCCTGTTCCCAGTTGCGGTACAGGCCCAACACCTCGGTGTCCATCTCGTCGATCATCAGGATGTAAGGCGCGTACTGACCCTCGGAGAACTTGTCGTCCTCCAGCTCCATGTAGCAGTAAATGTGGTACACGCGACGCACACCATCTTCATTCTCATTCGGCGTCTTACCCTCGATCTTGTTCGTGGCCTTCTGCGCCTCGGAGGTCTCGGGCTCCATGGTGGCACGGACGAATGACACGTCGCGGTACAGGCCCTGCGAGATCCGGTCCTGGAAGGTCTGCTGCGTGATGTCGTGAATCTCGGTCGCACGCTGCGCGGTGTAAAAATTGTTCGACGCAAAAGGCAGCAGCATGTTGTCGATCGGGATGAACTCGACATCCGGGCGACGCAACCGAGCATCCCACCACATCTTCATGTACTGCGAGCCACCTAGCGGTAGCTGCGTGAGCAGCACCTCTTGCTCGTCCCGGAAATTCGGGATCTGCTCGGTGAGCTGCCAGTTCATGAAATCGCGCTTGCGCTCGGCCCGCTTCGTCTGCTCCTCGGTCGCCTCACCCACCACATGCGTGCGCACCGGACCATCAGGCGGGAATAGCTCTTTAATCGCCCGTGCCTCGAAGTCCACGCAGGCCTCAGCCATCACCGGGTGCACCACCTTGCTCGCGCCCTGGAAGTCGGCACCACCCGGCGCGTCATTACCAAGACCCGTGCGGCGAATGCCCTCCTCGTACTGTTTATCGCGCTCTTTGCGTGCCTGCTTGTCCTTCTCGATCAGCTCCAGGTAACGCAATGCAAGCTTCTGCATCTCGTACTCGGGCATCGTGTCGGCCAGATTCTGGTAGAAGTCCTCGTCCTCATTCGGACCCTTGAACTCTTCCATCCGAACGATAGCGGATCCGTCGGGCTGCTCCTCGACCTCGGCGAATTCCTCCTCGATGTCGACAAAAGTGCCGTCATCTTCCTCCTCTTCGCCTTCCATCATCTCTTCCCCTTCGAGCATCTCTTCATCCTCGACGGGCATTTGGGGTTGCGGAAATTCGATTGCCATAATTAGGGTTCCGTAGAGAGATCAGAGATGTCGCGCGCTACTTCTTTGAGCTGATCGTAGAGGTCGGGGTTCTCACGCATGATTTCGCGCAGCGACTTGCGGATGTCGAGACCCGAGCCAGTTCCAATCATTTGACCCAACGCCTCACGCGGTCCCATTGATTTAAATTCGTCACCGATGTTGACCTGGAAATCAAGTGGGTTAGCCATCACCGGCAGATTGTACATGACGTCCGACTCATCGGCAAGGTTCATACGCTTGAGCATGTCGATCGTCTGGTCCTCATCAAGTCCCATCGCCATAGCTTTAGCTATTGCCCCGGGGATCGTCATGATGCCAGTGCCACCACCCATGTCAGTTTTGCCCACCTGCTCCATCAGATCAGACGGTGAGGCAGCAGCTTTCATCAGGGCACCCAACGCACCACGTGGTGCCATCGCGCTTACCGCTTGGCCGGCACCAGCACGCAACACGTCGCGACGCGACATTGGTACGTTCATCGCCTCGGTGATCGAAGTGGTAGTCTCGCCCTTCTTCGGCGACTTCTTGACCTCCTCCTTGACTACAAGCTCGCCGGGCTTGGGCGTGACGTCCTCGAACAGTCCGATTGCGGCACGGCGGGACGGGTCGGGCTTAGTCTTGGTGGGCTTGGCCGTGCTCTTGCCGAGCAGCGTCTGCGCCAGGAAGTCAACCACACCGCCCTTGGCGAACTGTTGTGCACGCTGCTGGTCCAGGGCGTTGAGCATAGCGCCTAGCTCGTCCGTCGCCATCTGGCCCTCGCCCGGAACACGACGCGCACGACCCATGCCACTCAGCGCAGATTTCGCAGCACCCTTCGCACCACGGGCAGCGGGCGAAACCATACCAGCGCCGAACAGTGCGTCCATCAGGTACTCACGATCGGTGGTCTGCGGGATACGCGACCCCGTGCCCTTGGGCGCCATACGGAACAACGGGTCACCATAGCTGAGCTTCTCCACGAACTCGGAGGAGACAGGCAGCAGCAGGTCGAGCGGCAGCTCCGCGTACTTGTCGATCCCGCCCTCCAACGCCGACAGGTAGCGTGCGATTTCGGCCAGGAACTGGTTTTGCTCCGGTGCACGAAGCTCGGGTGTTTTGCTCTCATCAAACGGCATAGGGGTTCACCTTTTGGCGACGCTCGTCCTCGTCGTAGTACTCGGACTCGGGCGGCGGTGGGTCAATTGAAAGGAAGGTCAAGTCACGCAGCAAACGCAACGCCTGCGACACGGTGTCGGTCAGGTCATCACGTTGCGACTCGGGGAACGAACAGACCTGGGACACCAACGGCTCTGCCCAATCACGCGGCTGGCCTCGGTGCTGCAGGGACTCGGGCACGTAGACGCGGCCACGGGCAATCACGTTGGCCACCAGATGCAAGCGCTGCACCTTATCGGCTCGTCCAGGGTTGTACGCACGGCACGGGATGCCGGCACGCTGCAGATCCTGAATGATCGAGATGCCTGCGGCCTTGTCCTCGACGAGCACCATGTCGACCTTCTTGCCGGGTTCGCCGTAGATCGAGCCGTACTCCTCGATGATCTTGGGGCGAAGGTCGGGGTAAGCCAGGAAGTCCTCCCAACAGTCGATGAGCATGGCGCAGAAGGGCGAATCGTCATTAGGGCGAAAGATGCCCCAGACGCTGCACGCGGTCGGATCGTTGATCGTCTTCTCGGTGTACGCGCAATCGTAGGACTGCAGCACGTAAATGAACTCGGGAAATTCGCGATCGGCAGGCCAGAGGCGAAACCAGTCGCGCTTGATGATGCCGTAGTCCTCGGGGTCGATCACCTCGGCGTAAAGCTCCTGGCGTCCGATGCGAGTGCCCTCGTACTGCGAGATGATTTCGTCCCTGAATGAGGGTGCGAGATTCACGAAATTCTCGTGCGTCGTGCCTGTGGTCAGGTAAGTGCGCTCATCTTCCATCAGTCGCCGCACAATAGGAATCGGCTTGGGCGTCGTAGTCACCACACCACGCGGACGAGTACCAAGACGCAGACCGAACATGAGGTTTGACCACATCTCCTCGGCATTACGAAACTTAGCCAGCTCATCCACCCAGAACAGGTCGTGCTGCGGTCCTCGGAGTGTCTCGGGGTCATTGTCCGAGTAGATCGTGGCAATGGCACCGTTGGGCCACTCGATGCGCCTCTTGGATGGCACGAAAGTAGGCTTGCATGACGGGTGCGAAATCGCCAGGATGC